ATAGTCATGGTGGCTGATTGCCCCCAGTTTTGTAGATTTATGCGCTCAACATCTGCGCCATATAAACTTTCCATGCCGGCTATAATTTCATTGTCGCGTGTATATTGCCCTGCATAGATCAAGCAGCAATGGAGGTAGGCATCTGGATAATTGGTTAAAATATCGTTAGTCGTATTCAGTGCCGTTAAGCCTGGAATGGTTGCAAGATACTCTAGCGTTAAGTCATAGTTGCCATTAGGCGTAGGGCCTAGCAGTAAATTACTGCCTCGGATGGAATAACTTCTCGGCATTGACGAGGTATAACTTCCCCATCGCTGCACTAATAACGCAGGCGGCATATTGTCTAAAACAATCGTCACACCACCAGAGATCATCGACAACGAACGGGCTTTAAGAAAGTCAGTCGGCAATGCCAGCGTGTTAGTGCCGGACACTGTGGTTAGGGTAGTGGCTTTATCGAGTTGCCGCGTATCCAGATCAAGCTGCATACGGGCTTCAGCAAGCCTGATAAAATCAGGAATCACTGCGGCTAAATCAGTACGGTGTAGCCATGTGCCGATTGCTGTTGATAAGTCTGAATAGTTAGCAATAGCCATCAGACAGCCCCTTTCCAGATACGAAAGCCTTCCAGCGACTTATCATTCAATAAGCACTTGATATGCTCTTTGTCTCTCAGAAACTCTTGAAACGTCAAACCGACTCGGTTCATGTAGTTTTCAATAATCACCATCGGAATAGTTGCTGCATGTTTCATATCTTTCGTACCGACATCACCGACTTCGACTTTCTCTTTCACGGTCTGCAATATAGGCTGAACGTCTTGCATAGATTTGACGACCATCAAGTCATCTTGTACGCTCAAATGAGATAGCATTACGAATCTTCCAGAGCGGTAATGTTACAGATACCAGCAGTGCCTCCCCAAATAACGGCTATATGGGTGTTACCTGACACTTTTAATAATATGTGATCGGTTGGGATCATCAGTATATCGGCATTGGTCGCTGCTACGCCCGTCTGTCCGATCTTAATGAAACAGTTAGCCGTTACACAGACACGGATATACCTTGGCTTTATTGCACTAGCCGTATTAGGGATAGCTGCATTGGTACTGGTAGCAGAGGTCGTTAAACTAACGCCAACCGCCTGAATTTGGATTGCATCATCAATCATCTGTTGTCTCCCGACAATAGGTTGAGTGGGCTTTTTACACCCACTCGGTTTAGTCTTACAACAAGTCTTTTACAGCAGCAGAAGCCTTTTCTTGACGGGCTTCAAGTGTGTATTCAACAGTAATAAGTTTCTTTTCTGCGTCACCCGTTTTAGCAAGATCAACAGTGTCAAATGAACGCAAAGTAGCCAAAGCCCATTTTTCAGTTTCCAAGATAAACGCAGTACGAGACCGTTGAAAACGGTTAGGCACAACTTGTAGCGTACCAAAGTCACTGATATAAACATCAACAGCTGCTGTTACAGACTTATCTTCAGACTTGTCAAAACGGGTTGAACCGCCTGTGAAAGTAGAGAAAGTTTGTTTTTGACCAGGGCCGACCATGATTAAATCAGGTTCGCCACCTTGCGCATAAGCTAACTGCAAGCAGTTCTTTAACTGAGTTTCAGTAAAGGCTCTAGCAGTACCGTCAGTTGGAGCCGCCCAAGAACCCATAGTGTAGACAGGTGCTACACCACTAGCGCCCAAATCAACATTGGTTGCAATCCAGCCTTCCAAGCCTCTTAACTGACGAGCAGCAGAAGTAGAACCAGCGTGAGAAGCTGAGTTTCCAGCGTTAGAGACTGCACCAGCAACACCGTTAGCAGCAGATACTAGAGCCGCTTCCATGTCTCTTTTCAACTCAGCAGATTTCATGCTTAATTGATAAGACATTTCGTTGTTACGACCAGCAGACTTTACCGCTTGGTTAGTACCAGAGATGACTACGTTTTTAGTAGAAATCTGCGTGTAGTTACCTAAACGAACCGTTGGAGTAACTGAACCGAAAGTTGATACATCATCGCCCTCGATTTGAGCATTAGCAGTCACTGCCGCTAAATCCTGAGTTTGCCATTCATGGAAAGTGTTGCTGGCTTTTACTTTCGGAATTGCTGAAAGAAAAGGTGTTTTTGTGGGGGTGATACGGTAGATAATATCTGCCAAATCTTCTTTAATACCCTTGGTTTGGAACGTCTGATACGTTCCTGTTACGATAGCCATGTTAAATATTCCTGCTTAAATTGTGTCTCTCGACATGATTACCCGAACAATGCGGCAAATGCGCTTGTGGCATCGTCTATTGATCCGGTTCTTGATAACCGTTGCATAGTTTCGCTTCGGTTATTATTGCCTTGACTTGCTACCCCTGGTCTTTCAACGCGAGGCGGTAAGCCTTGGACTTGTTTAGTTGCTGCTTTTGATTGCGCGACTAACTTTTCATATCTCATTGAGTTAAGGACTAATGCGATATTAGAAGCCTTGGATTGATTCAAGTTTTGCAGTTCTTCGCGGGTATAACCCTTGCCATTCAAGTATTTGATTAGCTCTTGCTCTTCCGCTTGCCTTATTTCTTGATTCTTCCACTCTGGAATCATATCCAGCATCTTTGCGCCTTCTGTTGCCAAATGTGCGCTCATATTCTCGTTTTGCTGTACTTGGTTTTGTTCGTTCAGGTATGCCTGTGCAGCCTGTGCTTTGCCGAACTCTGCCTGTCTAGCTGAGAATACTTCTTTCTGCCTCAAATACTCATGCGGATTGTTTTCCAGTAAATTAGCCCAGTCCGGTTGCCCTTCTTGCGCCCACTGATTAGCCGTCTGCATAAAGTGGTTGATAGCATTTTGCAATTGCGATTGTTGCTGATAAGTCGCGACTTTCTGTTGCTCAACTTCACGTCTTAAGTTAGCGGCCTCTTCAAACTTCTGGTTTGATGCCTCTCCCTTTTGATAGTGTGTGATTAACTCGTCACGGCTAACTTGCTTTTCTTCGCCATTGATTTTGACAGTAAAACTATCCAAACTGGGTGCATCATCAACCTCTTGTCCGGCAGGAATGTCGGAGGAAGCAGCTTCTGTACCATCGTATGAATGATCTTCTTGTGCCAAAAATGCAGATAACAATGCCGCATCATCACCGCCAGTGTTACCTGACTCCTGTTGTACTTCTGCGCCCTCAAACTGGGTAGCTTCTGGTTCCATAATAAATGTATCCTTCTAGGGGAAAATAACGCTTCTCAGCGTGGGTGTGGGTGTCTCACGACATGCCACGATTACTATTTAAAGCCTACTACTTTATCTTTACTGGTTTTATAGCCCGGTAGCCCTGCCATGCAAACAGGGAATGAATACTTTAAGCGAATAGAATCAGGTGCATTTTTATCAGTCGTGATGACCTCGATAATACGCAAGGATTCATCAGCAACTTCAGCCGCTTTACAAAACTCTACGAGTGCTGCAAATTCAGGGCTTGCATCGCCTGCGCTCCTTGTTCCAACACTATCTGGAAGAACTGTTTCAGGGCTTGCATTGCTTTTAATTGTCGCCATATCTCTTCTCGTTCTTCTCTTGTTAGTTCTGAATTATTCAGCCATTCATCGTAGTACAGGTTGTCCAGGTGCTTGAATGCCTCCTGGAATAGGGGGCTGTTTATCAGGGATTCCGCTTGCTGCTTGCGGTAGATTAGCTCTTGTGTAGAGTCCATTGTTATTTGCCTGTTGTGCCAGTATCACTTTATGATTGATTTCTTCGGTCATTAGCCCGTATTTGGCGGCTAATTCTTCGCGCTTCATTTGTATATCTGCTTCTAGCTTTTGCTGGTCTTGCTTGATCTTCGCTTCGGTCTTTAGACGCTCAATCTCCATCATTGCATGAGCTGTTTCAATCTGTGGATCGGGCTTAGGCTCAGGAGGCGGTTGCGTGGCTGGATCGGTGAAGTATTGCTCTGGATTGCTGAAACCTAATGTCTCAGCGAGCTTAACGCCTGCTTTGTACACATTGTCCGGTTTGACAACACCAGCGGCTGCGGCTTGTCCCATTGCTGCGCCCAAAGCTGTTAAGTTCTGAATGATCTGATCTTTGTTGCCGGTTCCCAAACCCACATTAACATTCAAGTGAAACTGATTCTTCCATTCACGCGGGTCCATATCAATCCAGCCGCCTGTGGCTTTGATACGCTCGGCTTTATCTTGATACTTGGAGACTAACTCTAGTATTTTGATAAACAGGCTCTTAACGCCATTTTCAGCGAAATTACGGGCGATCAACTCGATCCGCATATCGGCACGATTCGTAACGATATTCATGCCAGTCGCAGTATGGTTAACCGCGTTCATGTTGCCGCCCTGCGTTTCAGCAGTAAAGCCTGTTCTATTGCCTCGTTGCGTATCGACATAGTCAAGCATCGACATAGCCGAGGTTAGATCGCCACCGCCTGCTTGCATCGGGCCAACTGCGCCTGGTGATTTAACGCGAACAATACCGCCAGGTCGTGATGTCAAAAGGTCATCTAAATTAACTTGGCCCTCAAGCGCCCATGTCCTGCCGTTGACTGTTAAGTACAAGTTATCAATCAAGGCGCGCATTAAAGATGTTTTGGTACGTTGCGCTTCCATTGCAAGGTCTGCAACAGATAAGCCAAAGAACTGGTGAGGTATTGGGATCGGTGTTAATGAGATAAACGGTTGCCCATCACACTCAACATTTTCCAAGATTTGATTACCGGCACGAACGACCTTACGCCATTCTTGGATACCATCACCGTCATAATCTACCTTCAAGTAGCACTCTGTCACCCAGACCACACGAGAGGAAGGATCGCCATTCTCTTGACTACCACGACCGCCTAAGTAAGGTGATTCATCGTTTTGCATCTTACGAGAGACACGCTCAGAGCCAAAAGCCCCATCATTCTCATCGCTGGATATGTTGTCTACATTCTCATAGCCAGCTTCTTTCAGCTCGCCTATGGTGCGCTCGAAACGGTGCGCTACAAACGGTGAATCTTCGCAGTTCTTAGCCCTGCGTGAGATTAGAAACTCTTCTGGCGGTACGTTTTCAATACAGCAGTAGCCTTTATCAGCGACACGTTTAACGGATATATCATGTAACTGTTGACCGGTTAAAGGATCAACCGAGGCGCTATGCTCGATAGGCTCAACGTGCTTGTCTTGAAGCAACATGCCAAGTTCAATGTCGTCTAAGCCAACATAATCTTCCCTGGCTTCTTCGCTGGTCTTATCCCACCAGACTTTAACGATGCCGTTCTTAGCTAGGAGTGCATCTTTAAACCAAGTGTGCAGGATTTGGAAGCCTTGATTCTGCACATAGAACACATGACGACCAATATATTCAGTAATATGATCTTCTTGTTCTTCAAACTCTTCTGATTTCGCTTGAAACTCGACTACCTTCTCACCGCCTGCGAAAATCTTAAGCAGTGATGGAAGCATCCATTCAACGGTATCCATGACTGACGTATCAACGACCGCAGAACGTCCATCTATGGAAGGTGGAGCAAGATCACCAATAGGCTTTGCATAGTAATATTCGAGGGCTTTCTGACGGTTCTTAGTGAGTTCACCGGAGCCGTAGCCAAGCGACTGCTTGATCTCTTGGTCGGTGAGTGCTTTGAGTTTATCTTCGGTCATTTTCATTTGGTAAGCCTACTTTCAACGACACTTAGTCGAGATTCAATAGCACTTAACTCTTTGCGCAAGTCTCTCTCTATGTTAATTAATGTCTCGTTAATGTCGGTTAGTCGTGTATTGATTTGATTAGCTGACCAGCCAATAATCATAATTAGAACTGAAATAAGACCACCGATAACTGGCATTAAAATTGTGCTGTCGCTCATTTAGTAATTCCTTTTGATTTTTCAAACGAGCGCATACCAGCCAAGCCAAGGAGACCTAAGAGTATTTGCAGGGTTAATTCAGTGTTGATGATCGGGAACATGCCCGTGTAAGTAAACAGAACGGTAGCGATGAAACGAGCGATAGGCTCAACTAATGCTGCATAGAGTAATGAAACTCCGCAAACCCAACCGATTGCTGGTCGCCATCCTGCTACAAATAGTGATGTGCTTCCTGCTTCGACTTTATTTATTTCTAACTGTGAGAGTTGTAACTGATAAGCGTTGTTGATTTCACTTGCTGCGGCTTCTAGCTTTCCTTTTAGTTCAGTGTCAGCATCGGGGAAGAACTTATCGAGTCCTGTCTTGATTAAATCAAATCCTGCCGTAAAAGGATCAAGTGCCATAAGCCTCACTCTTGCGATTAAATAGATAATTCATAGCAACCCCTTTTTCCATTTGTGCAGATTATACCATATTTGCAATGTTATATCATTACTTAGTGTTAGTTATAGTTCAGACTAGGATATTTGAGCTTACCTCCACCCCAACTATCATTCGTCATGTGCTGTTCAGCCATCGCAATATAACGGAAGCAATCAGCCCCATGTGAACTATCATCATGGAGTGGCGCACCGAATGTGCCGGTGCTTTGGTTCTGAGTTCGTCGGTAGCGTTTAAGCTGGTTTAATAGCATTGCTGCCTTGTCATCTAGCCACACCCTACCAAACATCATACGAGCGGCTTTAATGCCCTCCTCAATGTCATCACGCCCCAGCACGAATACCGAGCGACCAAACGCTTGCAACATTTCTTCCGTAGACTTACCGGACTTGAAGTCACGGCTTCGTCCATCGTGCGGAATATAGTCAACGCCCCAGTTATACGACTTATTACGCAGTTCATCGACATAGCTGTCTAATGTCCTATGACTATCTTCGATATAGTCAATAATTCTTAGTTCTCCAGAACCTGAGCGTTGCACCATCGCTATACTCATTGAGTCATTCCATCCCAAATCCCAGACCGTATGCACTTTAAGTAATGGATCGTAAGGAGCGCGGCCTTGCCTTTTCTCCAGTAATAGCTTTGTGATCTCTTGTGCGTAAATAGCACCCTCAACCGCTGGACGACATTCACCGCCCCAAACTGTCTTATAACCTTCTGGATCACGCTTAAGCCAATCAAGCCGTTCTTGCTCTAACTCCTGTGGAAACCAGATGTTATCAGACCAGTTGACCTTAATAACGAGTGAGTTATCAGTCTGATTAAGGACAAATCGTGTGTAAGTTTCGTCTGTATCCAGTTCAGGGTTAAATGTTATCCATATCTCAGAGCCTGGCGAACGAATAGTGGGAACAAGTGCATCCCATGATTTCTTAGTGACCACTTGCGCTTCTTCCACCCAACAAATGGAACATGATTCAAATGATTTCAAATTAACGACTGATTGCTGTCTTATGCCAGCGAATACAAACTCTGAGCCATTGACACAAGTTATTCTTGTTTGCTGTATGGTGAAGAACTCAGCCAGCCCCATATCTTCAATTTGCTTCTTGAGCAGGAAGTGGACTGACTCTTGGATTGAGTTTTGCGTCTCTCTGGCACAGAGAATACGAATAGGTGCAGCAATAGCTTTGATAATGAGTAATCGTGCAACCGTCCAACTCTTACCGCTTCCCCTGCCACCGTAAGCAATCTTATAACGCTTAGGTTGCGTAAACGGGATCAGCGCATTTGGTATGTCTAAATCTAAATCGAGATTATCGACCATGAATTGTAATCGACACGTTAAGGTTTCCGCTATGCTCATGCTTTTCAGCCGCATCAAAGCCTTGCATCTTATTAATGGCCTGAACTGACGAGATAATATTGCCAGCGTTATCCGGTGCATTAATGACAGCAATTAGCGTCTTTAGTGAATCTTCACGAGTCCAAAGTAGCTTTTCAGAGAGTTGAGCCTTGAGTTCTTCAACCCTTACCCTAACCTTACCGTCCGCCATTAGTTGTGAGGCCTTGACTTGTGTTACCTCATTCTTGGTTGTTGGCTTCACATTGTAAGCCTCTCTGTAAGCATCAGCCTGTGTTTTGCCTCCTGCTACAGCTTGAGCAAATACTTCTTGCTTAGGCGTTAGCATATTCTTCTAACTCCTTTAGTAATTCGTCATAGCTAATAGAATTTTCGCCACCATCGATCTCAACGCTCATTAAATAGCGAGGATGGTTAAGATTAACGACCATGTGCTGAATGTCGGTATTAAACGCATAGTAAGTATTTGGCTTGTACGCTAACTCAAGTACAGGTGAACTGATAGCTGGCTGATTAGTAAATAAGCAATGGCTTGGGCTGTCACTGAGTAATAAGTTAATACCACAGCGCCTATTACCGTCTGTGTGCCAGTTATAAACATAATAGGGCTTCATCATTAAGATGCCGACCAATAATGAATGTTTACCGGCTAAATACTTTAATAATGGCTCTTGCAGATAAATGTGTTCGGGAATTTGTTTAGCGAGAAAAGAGTTATGCTCTATCCATTGCCTATCGTCATCGATCAATGACCAGACATTATCTGTAATGG